AATATCTCACAGAAATTTTTTATAAAAATATTATGCATGTTCATAATGGGTAAGATCTATTTTCTCATTACATTTCATACAACGGACTTTAACACTCTGACTCACACAATCTGGAATAATTGAGAATTCCACATTGGAGAGACATTTATGTGCTTTTCTCCAATCTTCATATCTTTTCTGTTCAACAGAACACATTTCGCTAAAAGCCATCAATTATTTTCCCTCCGGAGCTATAATAGCTTTATACGGACCGGGTACATGCGCCTCCTCTAAAGCTTCATATGCTTTTTCGAAATCCTTCTTCTTCAACCATTGATTTTTAACTTTTCTTCCTTCTTGAATAGAATCAACCTTAACTTCCATTTGGATAGCCTCTCATTCGAGCGTTAGCGAGGATCAGGGCTAGGATAGCCCGTATTCGCATTCTAATGTGATTACGTTCCATTTCGTTTAGAATGCCTCGTAATCACGTTTTAAGCCTCACTGGTGCGTTTCTACAAGGTGGCAGGTAGGGTGGTAGCTAGAACATGAAAATCGCTTAGAATACCCTTTAAACGCATTCCTATTTGAACTTTCCTCATCAGTTGATTGCCACAAGAAAAGCTATAAGAATAACTATACCTATACAGATAGTTATTACTATACTTGAATAATCATAATCCTCTGGATGCAACATCAGACCTTGACCTTTGCTTCTCTTAATTGTTTTTAATTTTTTCTATGTATTTATATAACCAATTAATATGGCTAATAAGTTCTTCCTTATCGTAATATTCTAATTCCGTAACTGTCTTAAAAAATGGTGTCATTTGACTTCCTTCTTCTATTACTATATACTATTAAGTTATCTATAAAAGTAGCTATTAGCTACAGCTACTTAATCTAAAGTTATAACTTAAGTAAAGGAAAATATCAATGGCTAAATACAAAGGAAGAGAAGTTACTGTAATCCAAGAGATCCCCTTCGGTGGAGAAGCTCAGGTGGAGATCGAACACAAGGACCTAGCCGGTCTTCGTGAGATCGTCGCCAAGAATCAGGTAATTCTCAATAAAGACGAAAAGAAAGCAATCGACAAGGTCCGTGAAGACAAAGATAAATCCGAGAAGGATGCTAAGGTTCTTAATGACTTCCGCGTGGAAGGTGTGAATGATGATTTCGTCACTCCACTGCCTTCAGTGAAAGAAGTCCAAGTCCAACGTAATGCAGAAGCTGGTATTGTGAAAGCAGAGCAAGATAAGCAGAAGCGTGAAGACTGGGAGAAGAAACACCCTAATGCTCCCGCAGGTGCATATCAAGGCTTAGAAGCTATTAAGGTTGTCCCCTACAAGGAAGAGACCGAGAAGGCTCTGAAGGATCACAAATGAACCAAGTCTGGCATTTCCTTAAACTAGCAGTATCTGTAGTTACTGGTGTAGCTGCAGCTGTCTGTTTATTTGTCGCACTTCCATATGTCACACCTCTCGCATTGACTTCCATTGCGTTTTCAGTGATGCCGGAGTAATCTAATGGCAAAGGGTAAATTCAAAATGGGTTCCGCTAAAGAAGAAAAAGCAGAGTCCAAGTCTTTCGAAAAGAAAGAACGTAAAGCTGGTAAACAGCTAAAGAAGAAGAAGTAATGGATTTTGATGCAAGTAGTTCTTATAAAGAGCTGATGGGGCAACCTCAAGATGTTTTAGATCATCCGGATCGTAATCTCGAAGAGATGCACGATCTTGTAAGAGGTATGACATATAAGGCGGATGAAGATCGTACTGATGTTTATGTCCCTAGGGGAGATGGAGGACACGACATGAAAGAACGCATCCGAATTAATAAGAAGTAATGGAAAAGAGATCATCCTATAAACATCTTCAGGGTAAACCTATGCTAGTGCAGAACCATCCTGAGACTCAGATGCCCCCTAGACAAGACGATCTGTATACGCCACCTGACCCTGCACAATCACTACAGGGACCACAGGCTAATAGTCCCAATGCCTTTTACTAAGATCACCTCAGGTAAGAACAAAGGTAAATATAAATCTCCCTCTGGAAGAGTATTCACAGGGAAACAAGTGAAGTTACTCTACGCAAGAGGAATTGCTTAATGCCCGGTAAATACACAGCAGGTGGTAAGATCTCCACTACTACAGTAGTTGGTAATGCCAAAGTAGGCACCCACGCTGCAGACGGAAGTCTAAACATAATCTTAGATGATGCCACTAGCAAAGGTTTATATCATCCCTCAGGAGCTATTAGAGTAAACTCCAGCACAGGCGTTACTCATTCTGATGCTTCAGGAGCTGCTTATACCAATCATCTATTCGGACCCGGAAGATGATGGATGTCTATTTGCGAGCACCACCGGGTTTATAAAAATGGAAAATGGATCTGTGACAAATGTAAGTGCTACCGAATTAACGGTGGATGAGAAACTCGACAAGATAATGGAAGCCGTATCTTTCATGGCACAAATGTTAGCCACCACGCTTATTACCTTCGACAAGCAGCTACAGGCTAAAGAGTCGAAGATTATTAAACCCTTGTAAATTATGTCCCTCTCTGACTGGTTTACGCTCTTCACTATCGTCTCTGGATTATTCATCTCCGCTATTACCACTGTAGGTATTGTCGTCTGGTGGCTATCTAGACAGATCTTAGGGGTTAAAGATAGTGTGGAAGCTAAATTAGATAAGCTCGAAGAGAATATCTTAACCAAATTAGAATATCACGAACGTCACGATGATACTCGATTTGAAGATATCCGAAAGAACGTTTGGGAAATAAAAGTTAGAAACGCTGCGCATGACCGCCGAAATAACCATACTCCCAGAAATTAGTCTCGCGATAGTGAATGTCGCATTAAATCTCTTTTGTCTTGCGTTAATAGCGCTAGGTGTCTGGATTACCATTCTCTACCGTAATGATGTTAAAAACAGACACGAAAAGATAAACAAACGATTAGACCATATCCTTCTTCTGACCAACGAAATGTTTCAAGATAGTAAGAATGACCAAAAAACCGAAGATAGTAAAGCTAACCCCGGAACGACAATCCCGAAGGGAACTAGCGGAAGCTGACTTCGAACAATTCATTCGTCTCGTATATGATCGTCGAGTCTTAGGAAATATTCACTTAGAGGTAATTAACTTCCTCACCAAACAAGAATCAGCTTCACATCAGATGGTTCTTCTGCCACGGGATCATGGTAAGAGTGCAATCGCAGGATTCTACGCCGCATGGCTAATCACAAGATATCCCGCCATTAAAATACTCTACATCTCCTCTACCGCTAACCTTGCTACTAAGCAATTGAAATTCATAAAGGATATTCTTACTTCAGATGTATATCGTATCCACTGGCCAGAGATGGTCGAAAAAGATGAAGCAAGGCGTGAGAAGTGGACGGAACGGGAGATCTCGGTAGATCATCCACTTCGTAAACAAGAGGCTGTTCGTGACCCTACTGTATTCACTGCTGGTCTCACTACTAATATTGTTGGGCTCCACTCTGATTACAATATTCTGGATGACGTAGTCGTCGCAGCCAATGCCTATACAGACGAAGGTAGGGAAAAGGTAAAAGAACAATATGGTTATCTTTCTTCCATTCTCTCTGGCGAAGGCAAGGAACTAGTTGTAGGTACTAGATACCATCCCTTAGATCTCTATGGAGATCTCTTAGAACGGGATGTAAACGTAATAGATGAATATGGAAATATATCAGACTCTAAATCGCTATTTGAAGTATTTGAAAGAAAAGTGGAATCTGTGGGGGATGGCAGCGGCGAGTTCCTCTGGCCCCGACAACAACGATACGATGGAAAATGGTTCGGCTTCAATCGAGATATACTTGAACGCAAGCGGGCTTCCTACTCAAATAAATTACATTTCCGCGCGCAATACTACAACGATCCCCACGATATCGACGACTCCCCTATTTCTAGAAATCTATTCCAATACTACGAACAACATTACTTATCAAATAAAAGTGGAAGATGGTATTTTAAAGGTAGTCCCCTTAACGTTGTCGCAGCAGTTGACTTTGCTTTCACAACGGGCAAACGCTCAGATTACACTTCAATCTGTGTCATCGGTGTAGACGGCAATAGTAACTTCTTTGTCTTAGACATAGATAGATTTAGAACGGATCAGATATCTGAATACTATAAACGAATATTTAAACTCCATGAGAAGTGGGGCTTTAGAAAACTAAGAGCGGAAGTCACCTCAGGTCAGGGTGTTATAGTCAATGACCTTAAAGAAAACTACATTAGAAAGAATGGTTTGTCTCTCTCAATAGAAGAGTTTAAACCCACCAGAAATCTAGGTTCCAAGGAAGAACGAATACTTGCTACTCTAGAACCAAGATATGCCAACGGACAAATCTGGCATTGTAAAACAGGAAATATACAGACTCTTGAAGAAGAACTTATGTCCGCCAATCCACCGCATGATGACGTGAAAGATACATTAGCATCAGCAATAGAGATGGCACAAGGCATGACTCCCAAGAACATATTTAGACAGATGAAAGAATCAATTCCCACACTCAATTACCACGCTAGATTTGGCGGAGTCGCATGACTGGCAAAGTCCTAGAACTTAATTCCATTATTAATCCTGATCAGAAGGCTACACGTCTTACTTCAAAGTATATTGAATGGGACAGGATGCGTAATGGTAAGAAAGTAGCGTGGGAGGAGATAATTCGATATGTCTACGCGACAGATACGACGCAGACTACCAATGCGCAGCTTCCATGGAAGAATAAGACGACCGTCCCGAAACTCTGTCAGATCTTAGATAATCTTTATTCTAACTATACAGCCACGCTATTCCCGCAACGTAAATGGCTTATGTGGGAACCGGAGTCTGGTGACTCCAACAGCGCTGACAAAGTCAACGCAATCACAAATTACATGTCTTGGGTCATATCTCAACCAAGCTTCAAGCATGAACTCGACAAGTGTATTCTTGACTACATCCAATACGGTAACACAATCGCTACCACGGAATGGGTTGATATGCGGGTCGAACTTACAGATAAGATCCAAGCAGGATATGTCGGCCCAGCTATTCGTCGCCTTAATCCTCTCGATGTGGTGATGAACCCAACGTCAGAGAATTTCCAAGAGTCTCCCAAATTCATTCGTTCTCTCATGAGTATGGGTGAACTTAAATCTCTATTAGAACGTATGTCTAATGATGAGAACCAACAAGAATATGAAGAACTCTACAAGTATCTTAGAGATATTAGATATCATGCACAGAACTATGTAGGAGACTGGATACAGCGAGATAATCTCTATGCTGTCGACGGCTTCACTTCTTTTAGAAACTATCTACAATCAGGCACTGTAGAAGTACTTACCTTCTACGGTGATTATTATGATTTTGACAATGATGTTTTTGAAAAGAATAGAGTTGTTACTGTGGTGGATAGACATAAACTTATTGGTGATAAACCTAACCCTTCTTATTTCGGTTATCCGCCAATCTTCCATGTTCCATGGAGAAAGAAACAAGATAATCTTTGGGGCATGGGGCCATTAGATAATCTAGTCGGTATGCAATACCGCATGGATCATATTGAGAACATGGGGGCAGATATTTGGGATCTCACTGCATTCCCCGTCCAGAAGGTCAAAGGCTTTGTCGAAGACTTTGTCTGGCAACCCGGTGAGAAAATCTTCGTCTCTGAAGAAGGGGATGTGGAACTAGTTACACCTGATGTTAACGTTCTTCAAGCAGATATGAAGATTGAGAAACTTGCTTCTCTCATGGAAGAGATGGCAGGTGCTCCGAAAGAGGCCATGGGCTTCAGATCTCCCGGAGAGAAGACTAAGTATGAAGTTCAGCGTCTTGAGAACGCAGCTTCGCGCGTCTTCCAAAATAAGATTAAACAGTTTGAGGAACAGTTTGTAGAACCGCTTCTCAATGCCTTACTTGAACTAGCCCGTCGTAATATGACCGGGACTACAACTATTAGAGTATTCGATGACGAATTCAAACTCAACACCTTCCAAACCCTTACGGTTGAAGACATTACAGGAATTGGCCGTATTAAACCAGTCGCTGCAAGACACTTCGCCGAACAAGCAGAACTCATCCAGAACCTCACAAACCTCACAGGCTCAGGTCTCTGGCCAGTAGTTCAACCCCACTTCTCTGGTATTAAACTAGCGAAGATAATTGAGACTACCTTCAATCTAGAAGATTTCGAAGTGATGGTTCCTTTCATAGCCTTAGCTGAACAAGCTGAGGGACAGAAGCAAGCACAAGCCTTGCAAGAACAAGTACATATGGCTGCAGGAACAGCCACTGGCATGGGAGATGATTTCGATCTCCATCCCGCTGCACAACAACAGATGGCTAATCAACAAATGCAAATGGCAGCTCAACAACAATGATTTCTAAGTGGACCGCACACTTAAAGACACCCGAAGACGTAGAAGACTTCAAGAGAACATTCAATCATTCACGACCTGTATTAGCTCGTCTACAACAGATTGTGGAAGAAAAGTTACAAAGTTTAGATATCCAAGAGACGAGTTTAGAAAACTACAACTCTCCCAATTGGGCGTATAAACAAGCACACCAGAATGGTTTCCGACAAGCCTTATCTGCCTTCAAACTTTTAACAGACCAAGAGAGTACCAATGACCCAAAACAGCTTATTCGAACCAATCAAAGACCAACTTGAACAATTCGACGAAACTAAAGATTACCTTCCTGAACTAGTAGGCCCCGACAAGAAATTTAAGGACCCACAAGCTTTAGCGAAAGGTAAATACCAGTCAGATCTGTATATCAAGACTTTAGAGAAGTCCCTCGACGACATGCGTAGAGACTACGAAGAAGCCCGAAAACAGAACATGGCAGGGGCAAGACTAGAAGAGCTAATTACCAAATTAAACAGCTCACAGCAGTCCGATAGCGAACAGAACCAAAATGCGAAGGATGGAGAACAAGTTACCCCCGGAATCAAACCTGAAGATGTAGAGAACATTGTCTTCAAAAAGATCCAAGAAGCTAAGCAATTGGATAAAGAACAAGCCAATCTCGTCACCGTTCAGACTCGATTAAAAGAACGCTTTGGACAAAACTTCCAAACTGTTCTTGAACAACAGAGACTTCAATTAGGACTTGATGCACAAGACATCGACGCTCTTGCTCGTAAATCCCCCGCAGCGTTCTTTAGAACACTCGGCTTAGACCAGCAACAGCAGCAACAGGACTCCTTTCAAGCACCCCCACGAAACCAGATCCGGAATGACAATTTCCGCCCGAGTACTGAAAAACGTACATGGTCTTGGTATCAGGCGCTGAAGAAGAAAGATCCTGCCTCATACAAGTCTCCGAAAATCATAGTGCAAATGCACAAAGATCACCTAGAACTCGGAAAAGAATTCGAGGATGGTGATTATAACAACTAGGAGAACTTAAATGGCGGCCTTTACCGACCAAAACAATGAGTTCCTCGTCCGAAGTAATCTATGGAGCCGTCAGCTCAAAGAACTTCTGCTCGATGATCTCAATGCCATGAAGTTTGTCCGTATTCTCCAAGACTTCCCCGATGGTTATACTTTCAATATTCCCTCACTCGGTGAAGCTGAAACACAAGACTTTAACGAAAACATGGCTGTCCGCTATACGCAGATGGATCAAGGTAACTTTACCTTCTCCTTCGACACGTATAAGTATTCAGCTACTGCAATTTCGGAAAAGTTCAAGCGTGACAGTTTCTGGTCAGATCAGGTGATCGCTGCATTCTTGCCGCGTCAACACCGTGCTCTTATGGAAGCTGTGGAAACGAATATCTTCGCGAAAGCGAATTCGGGACAAACCGCAAGCAACCTGAATACAATCAACACTGCATCGCATCGTTGGGTGACTTCAGGAACCAGCCAAGCAATTACTTACGCAGACTTTGCGAAAGCACAATACGCCCTCGTTAAGGCTAACGTGCCTCTCAATAATCTGTGTGCAGTGGTTGATCCCTCGGTTGCATACACACTCGCCACACAGGCAAACATCGTTAACTCGTTGTCGCCTCAGGCAATGCCGGAACGCATCATCAACGATGGTGCCGTCACTGGCTTCAAGTTCGTCTTCAATATCTTTGGCTTCGACGTCTATATTTCGAATTATCTCCCGGCAATCGCGTCGGAAACGATTAATTCGATCAGCGTCACCAATGGTGTGGCGAACTACTTCTTCTCCGCTACCCCCGGCGATACGTTGCCGTGGATCGGAGCATTCCGTCAAATGCCTACTGTCTATTCGGAGTTCAACAAAGATCTCCAACAGACAGAGTATATGACGATCGCCGAATGGGGCTTCAAGTTATACCGACCTGAAAACCTCGTCACAGTCTTAACCAGCACTTCTGCAGTGCCCGCTTAATAGGAGTATACCCCCATGGTTGGAGGTTCTTATATGGATGCCGATGGCTTATATCGTCAATACGGCACGACTAAAGCGGTTCCCGCAACGGCTGGTGACTATCTTTCGTATGGAGCTACCCGTACTATCGAAGTCGACGTTGATCTGACTACGCTTACCGCGTCGCCGGTCATCCAAGACAACGTTACGTTCTTCCCTGCTAACTCTTTCATTGAAAGTGTTGAAGTGGAGACGGTTATAGGTGCCGTCGGTGGTACTTCGTTCAGTCTTGGTACTGTTCGAACGGACCGCTCTACGGTTATTTCCAATACGACGTTCCTCAACGCAACAGTGATCGCCGATCACACTACCGCAGGTCAGTTAAAGACCTACACGGTGGGTGTGGCGACGGTTGGTGGCGGCGTCGGAACTACGATTGGCGCCAATCCCGCATACATTACAGCTCTTGCCGCTGGTACTTACAGTGCCGGTAAGCTCAAGATCCGTATTCGTTATCGTGGCGTACCGCCCATTACTCAGTAATGGACTAATTGTGATCTGGAGGTGTAAAAGCCTCCAGACACATCTCAGAAAGGAAAACAAATGCCTAATCAAATGATCTCCCTTGTTGGAGACGCCCCGTTAGCGGATAGCTATCAAATCAATTACGACTCTATGCTCAATACGAACATGGCTACTCCTGTGTCTATCTATGCAGGTACTGGCGCACCGACGTTCTCGGCTGCTAAAGGCTCGATCTATACTAATATTACCGGCTCGTCTGTTGCTACGCGTATGTATGTGAATACAAACGGTTCGACGACTTGGACTAACGTCACTACGGCTGCTTAATGCTAAAAGAACAACTTCAGAAACGTATTGCTCAATTAAACATTGAAAAGTCTAATATGGCTGCAATGTACGACGGAGCTATTCAAGACTGTCAACACTGGCTGGGACAATTAGATGTCAAAGATACTACTGAGCAATCTAGCAAACCTGCAGAATGAAAATACTGCTGTTACTACAATAAATAGTAACTTCAGTACTATTCAAACTGCTATGGATAATACTTTATCAAGGGATGGAACCTTGCCTAATCAGATGTCGTCTAATTTAGATATGAACAGTAATCGGGTTATTAACCTTCCATACCCCGTTACTAATGAAGAACCCCTTAGGTTTGGGGACTTTAAACAGTTTACTATTACTCCTACGATTGGAGCTACTGCATACGACATAAATTGGACGCAGCCAGCTACAGGAGGAACGACACACAGTATTGGCAATGTTCTTCAACGAACATTTGACGTACGTGATTTTGGAGCTGTTTGTAATGGTGTAGCAAATGATACTGTAGCAATTCAAAATTGTATTAATGCAGCGCAAGCCGCAGGTACCGATTCGATTGTTCTGTTACATGGAAATTCTTTCATCAATGCTGCTCTTAATATTACTTCTCCCGTGACAATCAAAGGAGCGGGAAAGAGTAATACTTTCTTAACGTCTAACAATCATGCTGCATCTATTATTAACTTTAATCCTTCAAGTCAAAATTGCTCTGTTCAGCTAATTGGCTTTGGGGCTTATTACACTTCACTACCTTCAGGTACATCAGTACCGGGAATTGCTTTTGGTAATTCTTCCTTTCTTAACACTGACTGTATTATTTATGATGTAGCGGTAGTTAATGCTGGAATAGGCATTTACATGCTGAACAGTTTTGCTAATAGAATTCTTCATTGTAATATTACCGGGTATTGGCAAGCAGGCATAAGAATTAATAGTCCACTATTGCCAGATGGCGGAACTTGTTGGATCCAAAGTTGTTTTATTAACAATGGTTTAGCAAATCCTATTAACTATAATGTTTGGTGGAATAACGGCGGCGGAATTATACTTACCGGCAATTTCTTTGGAAATGTTGGTGCAAATGCTTCTATCGGTATATTCTTCGATTACACTTTAGCTACTTCGGAAATCCGTGTTTCTAACAATCTATTCTTCGGGCATTCCCAAGGTGTTACTTTCCAAAGACAGCCGGGATTGTATATGTATGAAGTTATAATTACTGATAATATATTTGATAGTTGTCCCACAGCAATTTATGTACCAGCTGAAGGAGGGACACCTCCTGCGTGGTTCCAAATGTTGATTATTACCGGGAATGGTTTTCAAGGAAGATTTGGCAGTATTGGTCCTTTAATTTCTATTGCAGGAGTTCAAGGCAGTACGATTTCCGGAAATACTTTCCTTTCAAATGTAGGTGGTGGCGGTCTTACTTGTATTCAAACGATATCTAACTGTGCTGATTTCAAGATTGGCCCTAATGCAAGAACAGTTCAAATAAATCCTGCAGGATCTACCTTAGCAGCAGATTCAATTGCAGGAACTAATATGACTATAGTAGGTGGCGGATAATGGCAAAGATTTCCCTAGGCAACATCGGCTCTCTAATAGACGCAACTACAGCTCAAACATCTTTAAATTCTAATTTCAGTACAATTGGAAGTACTTTTGATCGCGTTCTTTTCTTAGACGGCACAGCTCCTAATCAGATGCAGAATACTTTTGATATGAATTCTTTTCATCTCATCAATCTTCCTCAACCTGCTACAGACCATGAGCCGTTGAGATTTTCTGATTTAAATAGCTTTATTGGCGGTGGAACTATTACTAATATACCTGTTGGTGGCTTAGCTGGAAATATTCTTAAAAAGAATACTAATGCTGATTACGATGTGGGTTGGGGAACATTAGCCGCAAGTTTAAGCGCAGGTTCTAACATTTCCTTAACTGGAAGTACTATTGTTACTATCTCAACCCTACAAAATCCTTCTTTTACTACAAGTGTCTCTACCCCTTCTCTTATTCTTAATGGAACAACTTTAGGATCGGTAACGGGCACAGGTGCGATTGTACTAGCTACTTCACCTACAATTGCTACAGCTACACTGTCTAGTCCTACAATGACTGCACCAATTCTTGGAGCAGCCACAGCTACAACTATTAACAAGGTTACAATTACGCAGCCAGCCACGGCAGCTACTTTAACTATTGCTAATAACAAAACCCTTACAGCTAATAACTCACTTACTTTAGCTGGTACTGATGCTACTACTCTAACCTTCCCCACGACTAGCGACACTATTCCCGGCCTAGCGCAATCTAATGCTTGGACTAACTCAAACGTATTCAACAATACAGGGGGAGCTAGAATTAAAGGTTCTAGTACGGGGACAATCTTCTTAGCAACAGCTAATGCGGGTGCTTCAGATTTTACTGCAACTTTCCCAGCTGCTACAGGAACTGTTGCACTTACTTCTGGTGTTGTAAGTTCTTTCAATACCTTAACAGGTGCGGTTACAACTAACGTAACTAAACAAGTATTTACTTCCAGTGGTACTTATACACCCACAGCTAA